AATCTTATCCTATATTCCAATAAGTTTTATTCGAGTCATAATCTGACATCATTGGTAAGTCAGGTCTTGGAATGTAAGTACCTGCTGCCCTTCCACCGCTTTGACTTGGTGGTTTTTGTTTTAATCCTTTAAGTATACTAGCAATGAATAACTTGTTATAATTAAAAGGGTCTTCTTCTTCAGTATCAGTTGCTGCTTTCTTTACAGAATCTTCCATAGACTTTGCAAAATGACCGACATCCCTTAGCCCCGGCATTTCATCGTCAGTCATATATCTATACCGTTCACCTATACCTTTTATACCAGATTCAAAACCTCCTTCTTTAGCACCTTGGGCTACAGCACCTAAAGTAGCCAGAGGATTGATTCCAATTAATCCAGGGTTTTGTTTAGCTATTCCCCCAGCCCAATCTTTTAAACCCCATAAGGTAGCAGCTCCACCCAATGGACCAAGAAGTTTAGGTAGAAAACTAAGTCCTGTACCTGTTGTTCCCCATGCCATAATAATCTCCTAGAAGTTGTATGCGTTCAAACCAACACCAGCTATCGCACCGATGATACTGGGCCACTTGGATTGTTTAGGAAATGATGCTGAACCCTGACCACCCCAACTTCCTGAAGTAGCACCTTGAAACTGACCAAGATTCTGATAGGGTGACATAGCTTCATACTCATACCGTGCGCGGTCAGCATCCATAACAGCTTGGCTCATATTACGTCTTGCCCCACCTACGGCATTTATAGCACCGTACATCTGTAGTGGTTGAGACATAGTTGTTGGAGCCTGTCTTTGACCAAACTGTTGCTGGCCTATCATCTGCTGGGCAGCTGGAATTCTCATACCTTGAGCCTGATTGTAAGCTTGCCCATACATCTGTGCCATTTGCATAGTAAGTCCTTGAGTAACAGCGTCTGATATGGCTCTGTTCTGTACTAAATTTCCTCTAGTACCACCACCCATTTGACCTGCCCCTATCATACCAGATCGTATACCGGGTAAGATATTTTCACCTAGATTCTTCTGAACACCTTGGGTTAATGCCTCAGTCATCTGACCAAAGGGAGAACCTGCACCAGTATTTACAGTACCAGCTAGTAAGTCTGATTGCTGTTGAGGTGAGAATCCAGTATAGCCACCTAATGACCTATTTAGAGCATCTTGCGCACCACCCATCATTCCCTGTACACCCGGCCCCCCTAGATACTGTAAACTTTGCTGTTGGGCTTGAGTTTGAGTAGGATCAAAGCCAGCTACCGTAGCACCGGGATAGTAGCTGGGCATCCCAACGTCAAATAGATTCTTAGCTGCGCCCCACCCACCTGTTATATATTGCTGTTGTGGTTGCCAAGGGGCTAATTGTGATGTTGCTGTTTGTTGTGCCATAGTTATCTCCTAAACACCGCCCCAAGTTTTTAATCTTTGTGTCCAATCTGTTAATTGGGGTGGTTTATAATCCCATATACTTTCATCTATATAATCAGGTCTTTGTCCTGAATAAGAATCTTGACCATAACCTAACATTGGATGCGTCCATTCTAATCTATTTAAACTAGCGAAAGGATCATAACCACCTCCGTTATCTCCGTTATCTCCGTTAGCCCCATTATCTCCATTACCGTCTGAAGGCATTACACAACTACCACCATCCCATGTTCCACCAGAGGCTACACACATATTTTCAGCATGTGTATCGTCACGATCTTCGGCACCATCAAAATCTGAAAAATAATTACCGCCCGCCGGATCAACACCACCCCACGCATCTTTACGAGTAGCTTCTTTATATGCACTGCTGATGGCACTATATGGGTTGAACAGTAGGCCCATTAATGTTTCTGCGGTAGAGGGTTGTGCTTCAACTGTCCAATCATCAGTAGCACCCGTATGAAATACCCCATCTTTAGTAAACGCACTACCTGAATAACCATAATCTTTATCATCTAAAAATGCTTGTGCTTCAGGACTGACTATTCCTCCAGTATATTCTGGAACAAATTCGTTTACACCTACCTGAACATATCCAGCACCACCTACCCTTCTTGGATCACCAGTTTGGGATTCAGCAGCATCTGCAACTTCACCTGAATACCCATTATCTAAGTATCCACCACCACCAAAAGCAGCATCTAAATCTTCAGCACTGAAATCACCAAGAAGACCACCTACCTCAGCTTCAATTTCATCTTGAGCCCTTCCAAATCTATTACCACCACCACCTAAACCTGCCATTAGCGGTACATCCTTCCCGGTAGTCTACGGGGGACTGGAGGTCCGGCTTGCATTCCGCCGCCCATTCCACCGGGCATTTCGCCGCCCATTTGGTTTCCAAAGCCACCACCCCATCCAGCGGGTCCACCACCTTGAAACTGGGGAGGGGGAAAAGGCATACCACCACGTTCTCCACCAAATCCCGGAAAAGCACCCCACTGAGGAGGCATAGGTTGCCCCATACCCGGCGGAGGTGGGTACATATCCTGTGGAGGAAAAGGAGGACCACCCGGCATTGGTTGCCGTCCCGGAATATTCATAGGAGGCATAGGTTGTGGACCACCACCGAAACCGGGGGGATACATCATACCGCCGCCTCTACCAGGCATTCCTTGTGGGCCAGCCATCTGCTGAGGTCCGCCCATCATTTCCATTGGCATCCGCATAATATATCTCCTTACAGTTTATTCCATGTATCGTTAAAAAAAGCGTAAATCCCTTCTCCTGTGCTTCCGGGGTTCCATTTAGTTCCATCGGCATACCTGATATCACCATCACGTTGTTTAACAGGTACTACAAAGGTAGGTTCAAGTCTAAAAGTATCTAAGTTAAATACCACCTCACCTAGTTTGTTTAGTTCAGAGAATAGGTAATCCGGTAGCTGTTCTGGCGCAACAGGAGCTGGGTTAGGAGTCCATCTGTTTACACTCTTTATATTTTTAGATGGGGCATTAGCCATTACTGCATCCTGCCACCACGCTTACCTCTTGGCTGAACCTCAAAAGCTAAACTGTGTAGTTTCCAATCAAAGTCTCCTGCCGATTCTATCTTTACCCCAAAGAACTTTCCAGTAACTCTACATGAATGACCAATATAAAAATTTACAGAGTTATTACCAGATACTTCCATTTCAGGATAAACGGCTGATACAAATTTTAACTCTGAAGGATTATCAAGATCATAACCTGATCGCTCTATATAAGAGGTCATATTGGCAGTACCATTCTTATTGCCTGAGTTATCCCTATATATCTTTGTATTCGTAACATCTGCAAATACTAAATTCTCCGCAACATTGTCATAGTTGCCAGTTCCCCATGCACCAGACCCTGTATTCCATGTACCAGTTATAGTAGTCCATGTAGTAGAAGCAGATATAGATACGATTCCTGAATTAATATGGGCGGTATCTGGTAAATCCCGTAAACTGAATGTACCTGTTTTCCAATTCCATATAACAGCTTTATTTACTTCATCTGAACTCCCGGCTGGGTAACAGGCAAGCATCTCATTTCTTACATAATCTGCTGCAACAAAGCATTTCTTGTAGTTATCATTAGCCCCATTTAGATTATCAAATACTGTACGTCTTAACTTTTCTGGTAGTAAAGCTTTTACACCTTGACCATTACAGACATAGAAGTCAGAGTTACCTATAAAGAAATGACCGCCATCAAACTCTGCTAGGGCATTCTTTGTCAAACAACCTATTGTCGGGCTAAGTAGTTTGAATGAAAATATATAAGGAGTTCCTACATAGTTCATAATGTATATAGCGTCATTCTTGTAGATTAAAAATGAATCGCCAAACGCCATTCCATCTATAATATCTCCGGGAGTATCTGCTAATTGGTACTCACCAGCATCTAATGTAGCATCACTCTCATCCCATGTCACAGGGGGTTGACCAAAAGCAGCCTCAGTAGACCACTTTACCATTCTAGTTTCTTCTATAGCACTTCTTGTCCAATTTAGCCCTACAAGAAAAGTTCTAAAAGACCTTATGATTTTGCATTTATCCCCAGAAGGCCAGTTCCTGATTTCTCTAAAAGGAACAGTTAGTTCAGGAATAGCACTGGCATTTAAGGGCCATGTTTGAACACCATCTGTCCCATTAGTAGCAACAACAATACCATTTAGATTTGTAGCTTGCCACCTATTCGTTTTTAAGTTAGCACTATAGTCATCATCTGCTGTGCTAGTAGCTCCTTCAGGAGTAACTACCGATGAGTTTGGATGAGCACTAGATAAAGTACCAGTTAAAGTTATAACTCCAGTACCAGTATCCCTAGCAGAATAAGTTAGCTTTTCGTATGCATTAGTAGTAGCTGAAGATGTATCCTCATTTCCTATAAGGAGAGTTCCCGTAGCGGGAAGGGCCGTTAAAGCTGCACCAGACTGCGCCATTTAATGTCATAGTAGCTTGCCTAGTAACATCAGTCCATGTAGAACCATTCCATATAGCTATATCTGTTGCGCCGTACGCTACCCAATAATAAGTATTGGCATTGTCTAAAAAAGATTGGAGATAGTAAGGAGCAAATGGAACTGTCGCCATCACAGCTTCATAACCAGCTATCTTCTTTACCCCATTATCAAGAAATCTTACATTATTACCACCAGACCACGCATTAGGTGGAAGGTTGTAAGGTGGAATATCTTGTATTATTCCTACCTGACCTACATTGGTAATAGGTATAAGAGCCATTATGCTGGCGGGGTAGGCCAAGTAATGTTAAATGGATCAGGCTGGGTTGTTATGTCTCTAAGAGCCTGACGATATGCTTCCCATTCTGATTTATTCTCAGATGTAATTGGAACATCATCAAGTCGTGTCCAATCACAAGAAAGTAGTTTCTTATTTCGATCCCCTCTAACTACCTTCCACTGTTCTGGGTCTTCCCCAGATTGAACTTCACTCCAAGTAGGCTTTTTAGATTGGTCATTAAAAACAACATTACTATTGTAGTCATTTTCATTATCCACAATACCGTAAATAACAAACCCTACATCAGGAGATAAGGACCATAGAATATTACTTAATGCCACACTGTTCATTCTTCAACCTCCATAACGGACATAACTCCTGTATTGAAAGCAGTACCACCCGCAGCAGCTGTGAAAGTTTTAGTCCAAATATCAAAGGTATTGTTCCCGCTTGTTCCATCAGGACATTGTGCAGCAGTTACTTTCCAAAGGTGGGAGAAACCAAAACCAATCTCTGCCGAAGCAGATGGAACTAAGCCATCTTCCTTCATATCTACTATTAGTATATTAGCAGTAGAACCAGTTATTATAGTACCAGAGGTGTCAGATAGCTGAATATAAGAGAATTGGTGGGTTTCTCCATCATCCCATGCTGAAAACTGATCTGCCATCCCATGAACCGTTATATATAAATTACTTGTAGCGCTAACTTTATTGTGAGTAATAGCCCATCCAGTATCAGCATAAGTATCACTTCTAATAGTAGAGCTAGTAGCTTGGTTTGTTGTGGTAAACTTTACTATAGGGACAGTAGCACTGGCAGCGTTAGGTATTGTATTCTTTAATACTGTCTTTATAAGCCTAATATGTTCATCACCCTGTGAGATATTATCTGATCCCGTGGGGTTACTAGTTACTAGCCCATCAATATATGTTGCGCTTTCTAGTGCCATTACTCATACCTCACATGATACGGGTCTGCCTCTGCATCCGGTGCAACAGGCCAGCCCCACATTGATTTGTCTACTTCTCTCTGATGGCTCACTGTCTCTGGGCCAATCACTTCCTCGTCATCCACGTAGGTGCTGACGTACCGCACTTCTGTAACGGGATGATTCTGGAATGCCCTTACACTATCCATATCAGTCAGTGCCTGTATGGTTTCTTCCAATTCGTTGCCATGATCTCTAACTGACCCGCGCCATGTTTTCCATTCATCTCCAGCCACCTTGTATCCTTCCTGTTCACGAATAATGCGCCAGTCAGATGGGGCCAGGATAGATGCGACGTGTTGCTTTACCTTTGAGATCAGTTGTTCCTTAATCGGCTCAACTTCCTTCTCAGTCTCGACGTAAGAGATTACCCACTCACCATCCACCAGTTCATAATTCTCTCCGCCAGTGTTGTAGTAACGACTATCAGGCGTAACAACACGGGCTGGACGTATACCTAACTCTGCAAGTTCAGGCTTACCCCACTTACGGAATACCTGACGAGGATATGTTATGCCGTTGTGCATAAATTCCTTCGGTGTTTTGATTACACCTAATGTTTCTGAGTACCAC